GGTGGAAAAAACCGCGTACGAGTTCCTAAAAACGCGTTCTTTATGCAATCGCAAAGGACTTAAATGCCAGGGCCGCCGCCGAAGGATCCGGCAGTCCGTCAACGTCGAAACAAAAAAGCCGAGGCTACCGAACTCACGGCGCCGACCGATGTCCGCGTGCCGGCGATACCGAATCCGGATAAGCGGAAATGGCATAAGCTCACAAAAATATGGTGGCGTAATGTCTGGCGCTCGCCGATGGCGCCGCGCTACCTGAATTCGGATCGAGATCAACTCGGCTTTGTCGCCTTACTCGTCGACGACTTCTACCTTGCAGGGAACGCCAAAGAGCGGCGCGAACTCGCCGCGGAGATCCGGCAGCAAACGGCGCGCTTCGGCCTCTCGAATTGGGACCGAAATCGAATGAACTGGACGGTGACGGAAGCGACCGACAAGAAGCCGGCGCCGCAAGCCTCGACCACGCCGACCGGCACGGATCCGCGGAAGCTTTTGAAGTTCAACAAATGACTATATGTGGCTAGACATCGACGAGGCCGCGGCGCTCATCGGACTATCGCGCCGGCATTTTCGCCGCAAGTACATTAACGGTGAGAATGAACAGGGACTTCGGATTCGCGGCCACCTGTTTCCGGGTAGCAAGCAAAAGCGGCTTCGGTTCTTACGTGCGGACGTCGAACGCCTGAAGGGATCGATAGCGGCATGAGCGTGCTGATGGTTCCGGATGACCGCCGGAAAGTCTGGCCGAGCCTCGGCGCGCAAGTCTGTCAATGGATCGAAGAAAATCTTGTTTACGGGCCGGGCGATCTCCGCGGACTGCCGGCGAAGCTCGACGATGAAAAGCGCTGGCTCGTGTGGCGGCTTTACGAAGTCTTTCCGAAAAAACATCCGCAAGCCGGCCGACGCCGATTCAAGCGTGCCGGAATTTCGCTCGCGAAGGGAACGGCGAAGACGGAATTCGCGGCTTGGATTGCCGCCGCCGAGCTACATCCGAGCGCGCCGGTCCGCTGCGTCGGCTGGAAGGGTAGCGAGCCGATCGGTGGACCGGTGACGGATCCTTTCATTGTCCTGTCGGCTTACACGGAAGAGCAGTCGGACGAACTCTGCTACGGTGCACTCAAGGCCGTTCTCGAGAACAGTCCGCTTGTGAATGATTTCGATATCGGTCTCGATCGGATCATGCGGGCCAAGGGCGACGGAAAGGCTGTGTCTATTGCCGGCGCGCCGAATGCACGAGACGGTGCGCGGACGACATTCCAAGTCTGCGATGAAACCCACTGGTGGACGCTCGAGCGACTGAAGCGCGCGCATCAGACGATGTTGGCCAATATTCCCAAACGAAAACTCGCCGACGCCTGGACGCTCGAAACAACTACGGCACCGGAACCCGGTAGCGGGTCTGTTGCTGAGGCGACGTTTGAATACGCGCGCCAGGTCGACGGCGGTAAGGTTAAAGACGAGCGCCTCTTTTTCTTTCACCGGCAAGCCGACGAGCGCTACGACATCAAGGCAGAGACGCCGGCGAAGTACAACCTTCGAAATCAAGAAGCCGTCCGGGCCGCAGTGATTGAGGCTTCTGGCCCAGCTGCGGTCTGGCGCGATATTGAATCGATTGTGCAACTCTTCGCTGATCCAACGACCGACTTGGCTTACGCGGCGCGCGTCTACTGCAACCGGCTGATGCGCTCAACGCGGAAGGCGTTCGACGTTCAGAAATTCAAATCCTTGCGCGCGCCGAATCCGGTTCAGCCGGGCGACTCAATCGCGCTCGGCTTTGACGGTTCGCAGACCGACGATAGTACTGGGATTGTTGCGACACATCTCGCAACCGGCTTTCAGTGGGTGCCTGGGCTTTGGGAATGCCCGTATGGAACACAAGCAAAAGAGTGGCGCGTGCCGGCGCATGAAGTCGACGACACATTCCGGGCGCTCTTTCAGGCTTACAACGTGATTCGCGTCTACGCGGACCCGCCGTACTGGCAAAGCTGGGTTTCCAAATGGGCCGGGGAGTACGGCGATAAGGTATTTATCGAATGGTGGACGAACCGGCGCAAGCCGATGAGTTACGCGCTCGAAGCCTATGACACGGCGATCAAGGAAGGCGCGCTCTCACACGACGGAAACGGCGATCTCGCGCGGCATATCGGCAACGCGCACAAGCGGTACTTGAACGAGAAAGACGCCGATACCGGTAAGGCGCTTTGGCTGATCGAAAAAGAGCGATCGGATTCGCCAAACAAAATTGATTTAGCCATGGCCGGCGTACTATCGAACGAAGCGCGTAACGATGCGATCAAGGCCGGCGCGCTGCAATCCGGCTGGGGCCCGGTTGGGTCCTCGACGGATGAAGCGAAGCCGGCTGAGACCGAACAGAAAGACGATTTCATTCCAGTCGGCGCGGGTGAGACCTGGTGATCCAGTGGCTGCGAAAAGCATTTTCGCGGATGATCCACGCCGGCGCGGCCGCCATCTTCAGCTTGCTTCCGCGCACGAAGTACGACTACGCGCGCGAAGTCGGCCGCGGCTACGGCTCCTCCGTGGTGATGGCGCCGGTCAAGTTCATCCAGCGCGTCTTCCCGGAAGCGCCACTCAAAATCCGCAAGAAATTTCAACTCGACAGTGTGGTCGAGGATCATGCGCTGGTTCGGTTGATTGCGCACCCGAATACGCACTACAGCGGCAACGCGCTCTGGCGCGCGACAATCGCCTGCTACATCCTCGACGGCAACGCCTATTGGCTCAAAGTCCGAAGCCGGCTCCTGGGCGTCGCTGAACTCTGGTGGATTCCGCCCTGGTTGATGACGCCAAAGCACGATCCAGCGAAGAACGAATTCATCACGCATTACGAATACATGGTGGGCGGTCAGGCCGTCGATGTGCCGGTATCGGAAGTGGTTCATCTTCGCAACGGCCTGGATCCGCGTAATCCGCGGCTGGGCATGTCTGATCTCCATTCCGTCCTTCGGGAAGTCTTCAGCGACGACGAGGCTTCGAATTTCACGGCTTCTTTATTGCGCAATATGGGCGTGCCGGGCGTGATCATCTCGCCGAAGACCACGAGCATCAGTGCCACTGATGCGCAGGATGCAGAAAAGATCTTTGATCAACGTTTTGGCGGCGACCGCCGCGGCAAAGCCATCGTCATGCGCGGCGCGACGGACGTGCATCAGTTCGCCTGGTCGCCGGCGCAATTGGAACTCTCGAGCGTCCGCGATGTCTCGGAAGAGCGAGTCTGCGCAATTCTCGGTATTCCGGCCGCCGTCGTTGGATTCGGGAGCGGCCTGCAGCAAACGAAAGTTGGGGCGACGATGCGTGAACTCGTGCAACTCGCCTGGATCAGCGGAATCATTCCGATGCAACACGCCATGGCCGGCGATCTCGAGAATCAACTACTAGTGGACTTCGAAGGCAATCCGGACACGTTTGAGTGTTTCTTCGATGAAGCGATGGTCCAGGCGCTCCAGGAGAACGAGGTCGAGCGGGCGCGCCGGCTCGATATCGGCGTGCGTGGCGGCTGGATCAAGCGCAGTGAGGCGCGGCGCGGCGTCCGATTGCCGGTAACGGCCGACGACGAAGTCTACATCATGAATCCGAACATGATTCTCGTAACGCCAGATGGAAAGCCCATCAATGGAGACGACAATGAAGCTGACGAAGACGTTTCGAATCAAGTCAATTGACGACGCTAAAGGCGAGGTGTCGGCCGTAATTGCCACGCTTAACGTGAAAGATCACGATGGCGACGTCACGTTAAAGGGTGCCTTTGGTGAGCAGGAAGCGCAAATTGTGCCGACGCACGACTGGGGCTCTGTTCCGCTCGGACGCGCCGTGATCAGCGAGAAGGGCGACGACGTCGTTGCCAAGATGCGCTTCAACCTCGACATCCCGGACGCGCAGAAGTGGTATTCGGCGATCAAGTTCGATTTTGACGCGGGCAAACCGCTACAGGAATACAGCTACGGCTACGAGATCAAAAAGTCCGATAAAGGCGAATTCAAAGGGGAGCGCGTTCTGTTCCTGAAGGAACTCCGCGTCATCGAAGTCTCGCCGGTCCTGCTCGGCGCCGGCATCGATACCGGCACATTATCCGTCAAAAAGCGCGGCAATAAGGCCTGGGCCGAGGTGGCCGGCAGCTGGGAAGCGATTCAACGCGCACTGCGCAACGCCGCCAGTACAGTCCTTAACGATCCATATTGCTACCTCGAGGCCACACTCGACGACACGATCATTGTCGTCAGCATGAAGTGGGACGGGACGCAGTGGCTCGACTCTTATTATCAATTCGACTGGACGTTGAATGGAGACGGCAGCGTGACGCTGTCGAATAGGCAGGAAGTTCAACTCGATCTTGTAGTGAGCCTGAAAGGGCTCGACTACGCCGAACATCTCGACTCTGCGGTGAACGCAATCGAGCAGCTAAAACGTCGGAGTAAGGTGCGCTCTGCCCGACGCGAGAAAGAAGGCCGGGCCCTATCGCGTGCGAACTGGGACCGGTTGAACACTCTTCACGCCGATCTTGGGGCATTCCTCACGGAAACGTCTCCGGATACCGGTACAGATGCAGAGAAAGCATACGCCGCGTTCCTCGAGATTTCGACGAAGGCCGCGCGGCAATCCAACAGGAGCTAAATTCCATGATTCCAAAATCCGACAAAAAGCGAATTTGGGCGCTCGAGTGCTGCCGCGGCTACACGGCGACGCCCGTTCACAATCCGAACATGCTCTTCGGTCTCGGCTTGGTGCTTATTGCCATGCTGATTCTGACAGTCTTTACGTTCGCTGCTACGACGGCCGGCGAAGCCGGTACGGTGCTGGCGATCGTGCCAAATGTCGCGTTGATTGAGGCGCGCAAGAAACTCGAGGCGAAGCAAAAGGAACTCGAGAAGGTCTTCGAAGAGGCAAAGACGCCCGCCGGCGAACTGGATTTCCGGAAGGTCGCCTGCCTCGGTACAGGCCTGACCACCGTGGCGATCGCCGAGAAGGTGCGCAGTATGAACACCGAACTCAACGATCTCCACGATGAGTGCATGAAACTGGTCGAAGCCGAGAAGGCCGCCGGAACACTCGACAGGCTCAAGGGCCTGCGCCATCCGGATCCGGATCCCGACATGGGCGATCGCCGGCAGAAGCAAATCAAGGCGATCGGCGACCTGATCACCAACGACCAATACGTGCAGCATTTCATCAAAGAGCGGCGGAAGGACGCTGCCGGCCTCGTGATGAACTTCCCGGATCTGTGGCCAAGCGACATACTGGCGGCAGGCGCACACTTCAAGACGCTGATGGAAACGACGGCCGGCTGGGCGCCGGAATCCATCCGTATTCCTGGTCTCGTTGTCGATAAGGTCACTCGTCCGATTCAATTGCTCGACATCCTGCCGATGGGCCAGACCGGCATGGAAAAAGTGGTCTACATGGAGGAAACCACGCGCACGCACTCTGCGGCAGAAAAAGCAGAAGGCGTGGCTTTTGCTGAGTCTGCGTTCGCGCTGACGGAGCGTGAATCCAGCGTCCGCAAGATTACCGATTCGTTGCCGGTCACGGATGAACAGTTGGAAGATGTGCCGTTCGTATCCAGCTACGTCAACGGCCGCCTCACCTTCGGCCTGCGGCAGCGCCTGGATACGCAGGTGCTCATCGGTGACGGCAGCGCGCCGAACCTGCGCGGCATCAAGAATATCGTTGGGATCCAGACTCAGGCAAAGGGCGCCGATCCGATTCCGGACGCGTTCTTCAAGGCCATGACGAAGCTGCGGGTGACGGGCCGGGTCATGCCCACGCATCACATTATTCATCCGACCAATTGGGAATCCGTGCGTTTGCTGCGAACGGCGGACGGCATCTACATTTGGGGCAATCCATCGGAAGCAGGCCCGGAACGTATGTGGGGTTTGCAAGTCGTGCAATGCGACATCGATTCGGCCGGCACCGGCTATGTGATCTCGGCCTTGCCGCAGTGGATGTCTCTGTTTGAGCGCCGCGGCATCGATGTGCAGGTCGGCTACGTTGGCGATCAATTCAAGGAAGGCAAGCGAACGATCCGCGCTGACATGCGCGATGCGTTCGTCGTTTTCCGTCCTGCGGCAATTTGTAGTGTGACCGGTCTCTAATCGCTGTCGTTCTTCATCAAAAAGGGGTGGGCCTTCCACCCCTTTTTCCTTTTGGGAAAGGAGTCAAGTCCATGCCAGTCATTGAAAACAACAAGCCCGTGTTCGGCAGCGAGATCGATGGCGCTCAATTTCGGATCTTCCGCCGAAAGGTCACAATTACCGCGGCGCAGTTGCTCGCGCTCAATGCGACGCCGCGCGAGCTCGTTCCGGCGCCTGGTGCCGGCCTCGCCAATATTTTCGAAGGTGCCGTCATTCGAAAGCCTTCCGGTACGGCATATGGCGGTATCGCTGCCGGCGAAGATCTGTCGGTGAAGTATACCGATGGATCCGGGGCGGAAGTCGCGCAGTGTGAAACGACCGGCTTCCTCGATCAAACTACCAACCAGGTGCGGTTCGTCCAGGGCCATCGCGCCGCGTCTCTCAATTCAGCAATCACACCGGTAGACAGCGCCGCGCTCGTGCTGCACCTGCTCGTGGGTGAAATCACGACCGGTGATTCCGACCTGAACATCGAAGTGTGGTATCGCGTCGTCGACATGACGCCGTAACGATCTCGTGAGCCTCACACTCCACCGCCTCGAGAAGGAGCAACCCATGTCCGACCGACCGAAAGCGGACCGGCGGCTGTATTTCAACGCCGACCGCACTGAACTCGTCGAGGAAGGCGACCCACGCGGCGCCTTCCTCGCCTGCGCGTCTGGGGATCCGATACCGGAAACGACGAAGCAGGACAAGCCGGCCGAGCCTGAAACGAAAGCAAAGGACAAGGCCGAGGATAAAGCCGCGCCGAAAGTTCCAAACAAAGGAAAGAAACCGACTACCTAAGCGAGAAAAACCATGCAAACGAAAATCGTTGAAGGCATTTTCCAAGGCCAACTCCCGGGATTCAGTTCTCGAGCGAACCGGTTCAAGCGGGCGCTCGTTCGCTTTCTGATTCGCGCCGGCCAGTTCATCAAGCCGATTTGCCCGCGGATCAACTCCTATTGCGTCTACTTCGCCTGGCACGTCTTACCAATCCGTGGCGGATCCTGGGGCGATACCTTTGCCAATGACCTGCTCAAATTGATTTTGCAGGCGACAGCCATCGCCAATATTGCCGACAACGCCGCGAGCTCGCCGCTAACGCAATTGCATTGGGCGCTCCATACAGCCGATCCGCAGACCGGCAACCAACAGACGAGCGAGATCGCCTACACGAGCTATACGCGCGTCTCGGTCAACCGGACATCGGGCGGCTTCACGATAACCGGCGACGTCGCGAATCCAGCGGCGAATGTGGACTTCCCGGCCGGCACGGGCGGCAGCGGGACGGCGACACATGCCTCGATCGGCACGGCGTTCAGCGGTACGGGGAAAATTCTAATTTCCGGCGCACTGACGCCAAACATAGTCTGCGGCAACGGAATCACGCCGCGCATTCCAACCTCTAGCACGATCACCGCGAGTTAATAGCCGTGGCCGACGACATCCAAATAAACGCAGGGGCCGGGCCGGCTGTAGCGACCGACGATGTCAGTAATCGCCATTTTCAGCTCATCAAGCCAGCATTCGGCGTGGATGGTGCGGCGACGCTGGTCGCGGATGCCGCCGGCAGCCGCCTCCCGGTCGAACTCGGCGATGACAGCTCCAAGACGTTGCAGGCATCACAGACCGCCGCGACTTCAAACGGGACCACGACACGCACAACCACAACCGGCTTGGGCAAGTACTGCGATATCCAAATCTTAATCAATATCACCAACGGCGGCGCGGCCACTGGAACACTTCAATTGTTCTTAGAAGACAGTTTCGACGGCGGCACGACTTGGAACGATCTCGTCGCAAGCAATAACTTCACATTCGGCGCGCCTGTGATCACTCAAATTTTTTCAATTGCTGGCAGGCTCGCAACCACACAAGTGCAAGGGAGCGCGGCGCAACAAGAGACGCTTACTGCCGGTAACGTGCGCCAAGGTCCCTGGGGGGATCGCATTCGCGTGCGAGAAAAAGTCTCAGGCGTTAGTGGCTCGCCGACCGGTCCGCAGTACACCATTACCGCCGTCTTCAAGAGGTAAGTTATGAATCTGATTATAGAAATTCTCTTTGCAATGCTGCCGCTTCTGCCAGCGGTCGCGCCTCAAAAGCTGACAACGACTCAGCCGACGATTCCGTGTGATTCCACGACGATCACGAACTGCGCGACTGTCACCGATGGCAACCAGCACGTCAACGTCTCTGCAATTTCTGCAACTCCGAGCGGGCCACAGACGGGCGTGAACTCGGATTCTGTAGTGTGCGCAACCGATACGCGCTGCATTGTGGCCGGACCGGATGCAAATGGGGCGGCCGCCACTGGAAACCCGGTCAGGATCGCAGGCAAGGAGGGATCGGGCAATATCCGAGACCTGCGCGTCAACGCATCAGGGCGCGCCGAAGTTGATGTTAATACGATCAGCGGCGTGGGTATCGCGACAGGCAATGGCGTGACGGGCACGGGCAGCCAGCGCGTGACAATCGCCTCGGATAACACGGCGTTCTCGGTGAATCCGCTATCCGCGACGGCGCCGGTCTCAACGATGAATAGCGCCTCAGCGAATGCTGGACTGAATACTGCCGCTGCGGGTGTGTTCGACGACACTACGCCGACGTCGATCACGGAGAATAATTTCGGGTTTTTGCGGATGTCGGCGAACCGAAATCAATATACGACGATCCGGGACGCCGCCGGCAATGAACGCGGCGTTAATGTCACTGCAGGAAACGCGCTCGTCGTGGATGCAAGTGCAACGACGCAGCCCGTGAGCGGTACGGTGACCGTCGGCGCTTTCCCCGATAACGAACCTTTCAACGTCGCGCAAATGAACGGTGTGGCGGTCACGATGAATAACGGCGCGGCCGGTACTGGTGTGCAGCGCGTCACACTCGCGAACGACTCGACCGGCAATATCGCGACGATCGGCACAAGCGTCAATCCCGGCAACGGCGCCACACATCTGGGCAAGGACGAGGATACCGCCCACACGACAGCAGATAGAGGTGTCGCCATCCTCGGCGTGCGCAATGATGCGGACGGCACGCCGGCGTATGAAGCCTCAGGTGCCGATGGTCGCTATGCCATGATGGCGCTGGACCGCTATGGCGCGGTGATGAACACCGGGCAGCATCCGACACAGTGGACCTATCACGAGGACTCGTCGAGCGCGCTCACGGATACAACCGTTCATGCCTCATGTGGAACGGGCCAGTTCAACTACATCACCGACATCGTTTTTTCGACGAATGCTGCCACCGCCGCCAGCATCAAGATCGAAGACAGTACGACGACGACGATCCTCGGGCCGTACTATCTCGAGGCGGTTGCCGGCCGCGGCTTAGCCATCTCTTTTGCGACGCCAAAGAAACAGACAAACTCCGCCACACTGATCTCGGTGACCACAACCGGAGCGATTGCCCACGGCCTCGACATTCAAGGATTCTGCGCTCCGTAAAAATCTATGAAACTCATCAACAGTATCATTTTTGCTTTAGTCTTCGGGCTATTACTGGCCCTGGCCACGCCTAGCTACGCCACGATCGCGTTCGTGGCCTCCGCAAGCAATGGAGGCGCAGGGAGTACCGATCTGACCGTGACGCTTCCCACGGCCAGCATGCAGGCGAAGGATTTTATTATTTTCATCTACACCATCGCCGACGCAGATAATTCGGATCTGGACGTGGTCTGCAACACAGGGGGCTATACCGAGATTTCGGACCTATTCGGCGACGGGACAGAGGACGCCAATCTCGGCGTGTACTGGAAGTTTTGGGATGGGGTCGAAACTACTGTCGTGGGTGAGGGTAGCACTGGGGGCACTGATACCTCACTAGCCGGCATCGTCTTAGTTTTCCGCGGTGTGGCATTAGTATCTGACGGTGGTCCGTTCGATACCACGGAGACGGAGGCGACCGGCACGACGACCGGGGATGCCGATCCGCCGTCGATTGACTGGACTGGATCTGGTACGGTGATCGTCATTGCTGGAGCGGCGGCGCACATCGCGGGGACCTCGTCCTTTACTGCTCCAACCGGCTACACTGTGAATGCCGTGACTCGGGCGGGCACTAATGATACCGCCGATGCGACGGCAGCTGGAGCTTACCGGCTGAATCCGGCCGATCCTGAAAACCCCGGCGCGTTCGATCATGCCGCTGCCGCGACTGGTTGGGCAGCAGTGACGATGGCGCTGAAGGATGAGCCTCGCGTTGCGACGGTGACGCATTGCGTGTCCCTATCGAACGGCGCAGATCAGGACACCTACACGACTGGAAACTGCGATCCCGACCCGAGTGATTTACTGCTTCTATTTGCTCTCGTCACTGGTTCGACCGATGCGGGCGACGTCAGCGACTCCCTCAGCGGAACATGGGCAAATATCACAAGTACTTTATGTTGCGGTGCGGGTGGTAATACGGCCTATCTCTTTGTTCGTAATCAACTATCCGATGGATCCGTTCTAACCGTCACTATGGACGTGACCGGAGACGGGGGGACTGGCGCCAATGTCGTCGTGCTCCGGATTGCGGGCATGACGCGCACAGGGTCATCGGCAGTACGGCAATTCACAGTAGAACCGGATATCACAGCCTCCGGCGTGCCGAACCCTACATTTTCCGCATCCGCATTGATCGACAATCCCACATTAGGAATGTTTGGGACGTTAACGAATCCGGCGACAGCAACTGAGCCGATTGGATGGACCGAAGGCGCAGATATTGGCCATGACACGCCTGGCGCTGGCTTGGAATACGTCTTTCGACACTCCGGCTTCACGGGAACTGCGATCACCTGGGAATCCAGTGAAGTCAATTATGCAGATATCATTGTGGAACTGGACACGACCGAACTCTCGGCAGTAACCAATCCAGGTTGGGTCGGAGCGGGTTGGCAAGAATGAAGCGTATCGCTGCCACAGTTGTGCTGCTGTTCCTCGGCGCCGTCCTCGCCGAGGCCGCCTGCACAGGGTCCAGCCCGACGTGGACGACGACGCCGGACTATGCTTCCTTGGACGACTGCGTTCGCGTGAAAGCGAGCGCGAACGATACGATCAATGTACTTGCTGGCGAAGAGACGTACACGGCGACGCTCGCGATCACCAAGCCGCTCAAAATTCGTGGCGCCGGCATCGGTCAGACGGTCATCAAAGACAATACAACCGCAGGCAATGGTCTACTCGTCTGGACGCTGACTGATAACGCAACACAGGAACTCGCCAGTATTGAATTTGCAAATGGCGGCCGGTCCGCATTCAACTTCAACGGCGTCGTGCGTTTCAACGGTGATGGCGCAGCGGACAGCGGCGGCGGGAATATTCAATCGACCG